ATAACAAGCTGCAGGATGCGGGTGCGGCCTATGCTTTGAATTAGCCGAAACAGTCCGATAATGACACGGACGATGAGCCACCGGATACAGAGGAACCGGATGAAAATCCGGACGAGGAAACCGATGACAGATTCCTGCGAAAGAAACGCAGAAAATACAGAAAGTGAGGAATGTGGAATGCAGAAATTCTGGAACTGGATTCACGATGACAGCGGCGGAAGAGTTCTTCGCCTCGAAGGTCCTATCGACTCGGAGAGCTTCTGGGGGGATGAAATTACGCCGCAGGATTTCCGCGATGAACTGTATGCCGAAGACGGAGATATCACGCTCTGGATCAATAGTCCGGGCGGCAATGTGTTCGCAGCAGCCGAGATCTACACAATGATCCGCGACTATCCGCACAAGGTGACGGTGAAAATCGCAAGCATCGCGGCATCGGCAGCGAGCGTCATTGCAATGGCGGGCAATACTGTGGAGATGTCTCCGACGGCTTTGCTGATGGTGCATGATCCCAGCACAATTGCAATGGGTAATGCGCGGGATATGGAAAAAGCTATCGCCACTCTCAACGAAGTCAAAGAGTCCATTATCAACGCATATATGGCGAAAACCGGACTTTCTCATAACCGCATCAGCAAACTCATGAGCGATGAGACTTGGATCAATGCGAAAAAGGCAGTGGAGCTTGGCTTTGCCGATGTGATTCTCTTTGATGAAAAGAAGCCTGAGCCGGAAAAGAAGGAGGATGAGCCTGATAATCCGGACGAACCCGATAAGGAAGGCGGTGACGATGAGGGCGATGAAAAGAAGGAAACCGAAAAGAAGCCGTTCAAGCTGGACACCGGCGATGCCCTTTGGGAGTACAGTACCCATATCATGGGGCAGACCATTCTGGGAAAGATCACCGCTTCCGCAGATACTGAAGGTACACAGCAGCCCGATGACAGCAAAGTACCCGAAGCGCCGCAGCCTGCCGACAAAAGGCTGACAGATACAGCACCGACTGTGATTATGCCTGTGATCGGCTTGGACGGCAAAACCGCAGACGGCTCGATGCCGTATGAAATTCTGAAACAGCAGCTTGCTTTTATGAGATAAGACCTGCAAATAAAAGTCAATAGATAAAGCGGAAGTTTCACAAAACTTTCACAGAAGGGAAAACAGACACGACAATAAGACTGCCGAAGCAGCCTGAAAAAAATAAGGTTCAATTGTATTTGACCGGCAACCTTGACAGAACATCATAAAAACGCTGTGGGAGTCGTGCCGACGGTGAGGAACTCATGAATAGATGAAATCAGTCACCGTCGGGGTCGCTATTGTAGCATTTTTATGATAACCTGTCAAGGTCAAGCGGCTGCGCCGTGCCTGCGTTTTGCCTCCGGTTCGGAATCTATGAATAGATGCTATTGCACAGGCATTGCCTCCTTGGCTCTGGCATAATAAATACGCAAAAATTTGTGGGCAGCGGCAATCATGTAAACTTTGTATGGTTTTCCCTCGGTTCGTTTTTTGTCAAGAAATTGGTACACCGGCTCATCGACAGGTTGCCTTTGAAGATATATCGTCATAATCAGGAACAGTGTTTTGCGCAGTGCCGGAGAGCCACGTTTGGAAATACTTCTTGACTTTTTATCTTCTTTTCCGGATTGATTTGGCGGCGGATCAATGCCAGCCAGAGCAACAAGAGATTTACTGCTCTTCAGTTTTGTAACATCCCCAATTTCAGCGATGAGTTGCGAACAAAGCACTTTTCCGACACCGTACAGGCTCATGACTGTCTCATATTCCGGAAGCTGAGAGGCAATAGAATCCATCTCATTGTGAAGATTTGCAATAGCTTCAAGCGTGGAGTTGAGGAGCTTTGCAGAGTCAGCAATCATCTTTTTTACAGCTTCTGTCATAGGAGGCGTGCAGACCAGTGTCCTTGCATACGCATGAATCTGTTCAGTCTTTGACTCGCTGTATTTGTAACGCTCTTTTTTGCACCAGCTTTGATATTTGGCTTTAAATGCAGATAAGGAGAGCTTTGCAACAGAGTCTGCGTGAGGAAATTTCAGCACAAAATTCACCCATTTCTCATGACCATCTGAATCTCGGCGCGGCGATGTAAACAACGTATTCGCATTCGGGAAGCAACAGTCCAGCAGTGCAATAAAACTGTTCTTCTGCATCACGAGCATCTTATTTAGCTTAACGCACTGTCGATTCATTATTTGAAGCGTTTTACGAATATCGTCGGCAGGTGTATATTTACGAAGCTTTATCCATTTGTCAAGAGCAAATGATGCGATTTTCAGTGCATCAATTCGATCCGTCTTGACTTTTCTGACACGGTTTGTATCGTAGTCATCAATCAGCAAAGGGTTGACTACGGATACAAATATACCAGCGTTATGGAGTGCATTTGCAATGGGTTCATAATATGTTCCGGTGTACTCCATGACTGCCTTTGTTTCACCGGGCAGCGATTTGATGAAGTTCACCAGCTCTTTCAGATCACTGTCTGTGTGGGACACATCAAAAGGTTCAGCTATGATTACTCCGAAGGGTTGTATCACTGATACGGTGCTTTTTCCTTTGGATACGTCAATTCCGACTGCGTTCATAAATATCTCTCCTATTGGTTGAATTTGTGGTCGATAAATCCACACTTTCCTCGTTACCTATTCTGCCTACTGAGTGATGCGAGCGCATACGGATGGCTCTACCTGCAAAATCGAACGCTATAACGAAAGCATGGATAACTGTCTTATGTACGGGCGTGATGCCCCAAGCAGGCTGACGTTAGTCCAATCACCGCTTTCATTATAGCCTAAGTAACAAGTGCGTGTAAACCATGGCTGGCTTGTCATGGTGTTATACGACCAAATATTATTATAGTAGCTGGCTGTTTTTTATGACCGCCGGATATTATCCGGAGAAATGGAGAAAAGATATGAGCAAGATCATGGAACTTCGCACAAAGCGCAATACCCTCTGGGAGCAGACTAAGGCATTCCTCGAAAAGCATCGTGGTGAGAACGGTCTTGTGGAGGCATCCGCAGTCGAGCAGTACAACAAGATGGCATCCGAGGTGCAGGCTCTCGGCGCAGAGATCGAGCGTCTTGAGCAGCAGGCTGCCCTCGATGCCGCCCTCTCCGCACCGACCTCCAAGCCCGTCACCAACGCCCCCGGCGCAAAGAATACGCCGCCCACCAATCCCACAGATACCGACGAGTACAAGTCCGCATTCTGGGATATGATCCGCAACAAGGGCGATCAGCTTGCAGTCCGCAACGCACTCTCTGTTGGTGAGGACACCGAGGGCGGCTATACGGTGCCTGACGAGTTCGAGCGCCGTCTGATTCAGGCTCTCGAAGAGAATAACATCTTCCGCCAGATGGCAACGGTCATCAAGACCAACAGCGGTACCCGCAAGATCCCTATCGCCAATGATACGATGGAGGCGCAGTGGATCGATGAGGGTGAGGAGATCCCGGAGACCGATACTCGTTTCGGTCAGACCACGCTCTCCGCATACAAGCTCGGCACGATGATCAAGATCAGCAACGAGCTTCTGCACGATTCCGCCTTCGACCTCGCAAGCTATATCGCCGCACGTTTCGGTGTGGCTATGGGCAACGCAGAGGAGAGAGCATTCTTCACCGGTGACGGCGACAAGAAGCCCCTCGGTATCCTCGATGAGACCGGTGGCGCAGGACTTGGTGTCACTGCGGCATCGCAGACGGCGATCACCTTCGATGAGATCTTCGACCTCTACTACAGCCTGAAGTCTCCCTACCGCCGCAACGCACAGTTTGTCTGCAACGAGACCATCCTTCTGCAGCTTATGAAGCTGAAGGATAAGAACGATAACTACCTCTGGAAGCCCAGCCTCGATATTGCAAAGCCGGATACACTGCTCGGTCGCCCCATCCGCACTTCCTCCTTCATGCCCGGTATCGCAAAGGGTGAGCGTGTCCTCCTCTTCGGTGACATGAAAAACTACTGGGTTGCTGACCGTCAGGCGAGAACCTTCCGCCGTCTCAACGAGCTGTATGCAAGAACCGATCAGGTCGGCTTCCTCACTACGCAACGTGTGGACGGCAGACTGATTCTTCCGGAGTCTGTCAAGGTCCTCAAGATGGCAGGCACAAAGTCGACCACAACCACAGGCGGTTCGACTGGTAGCACAGGTGGCAACGGCTGATGATTGGAGGGCAGATAAGTGAATCTGATCTCACTGCCTGAAACCAAGAATTATCTCCGTGTTGACCACTGTGAGGATGACAAGCTCATCCTCACGCTGATCGATACGGCACAGCGGCTCGTAATGGACATCGGCAGAATGGACGAGGCGGCACTTGCGGTCAATGAGGAAACCACCCGGCAGGCTATGCTGTATACTGTTTCTTACCTCTACGAGAACCGCAATGGTGCTGACTACCACAAGCTGACACTGATGCTCCGGGCGCTGCTGTTTGCACAGCGGGAAGGGGTGATCTGATGGAGATCGGAACGCTCAATCAGAGGATTGCTTTTCTCGAACACAGCACGAAGATAGACGGAATCGGCAACCACAAAGCCCGGTGGGAGGAAGCCTTCTCCTGCTGGGCTTCTGTGACTGTATCTAATAACGGAACATCCGAGGAGACTGATACCGGCGTGACCAGAGCGATTCAGAAGATCGAAGCCATTATCCGGCAGACTCCGCAGACAAAGCGCATGGCATCGACCGTATACAGGATCCGTTTTGACGGTCTGGACTACGACATCAAGGGCATTGTTCCCAATTACCAGACGCAGGACTATATGAAGCTGGTCTGCGAATCCCGAAAGGCAGGTGCGAAGGATGACATCTATTGACGATATGGCTTCGGAAATCATGAGGGGATTGATGGAATATGCAGACCTTGCGGATGCAGAAATGAAAAAGGCTGTGCGAAAGACAGCGACCTCCGTCAAGAACGAGATCTCCGCTAATGCTCCGAAGCGCAGCGGCAAGTACCGCAAGAGCTGGACAACCAAGAAAACGAAGGAGAACAGTCATACACTCGAAATGACGGTTCACTCGAAAGACCGCTACCAGCTTGCGCACCTACTTGAAAAAGGACACGCCAAGCGGAACGGCGGACGTGTATCCGGCAAGCCGCATATCGCCCCCGCAGAAGCGCACGGCGAAGAAATGCTGGAATCCCTCATCGAAAAGGCGCTGTCATGAGGTAACAACTATGTCCTATGAAGAAATCAATGAAATGATGCAGGAGATCGGGATGCCGTTTGCCTATCATCATTTTGCCGAGGGCGAGTCTCCGCAACCGCCCTTTGTTATTTTCCTCTCTCTCGGCGAAGACACCTTCGGTGCGGATAACCTGATGTATCACAGCTTCAAGCAACTTGATATTGAACTGTATACTGACGAAAAGTCGCCTGAAACGGAAAGCCGTGTGGAGGAAGTGCTGACGCAGCACAATATCTATTACACAAAATCTGAGGTATGGATAGAGTCTGAAAAGCTCTATGAAGTTCTCTATATCATGGAGGTATAACCTATGGCACTGCAGAAAAACAAGGTGAAGTTCGGCCTGAACAAGGTTCACTGGGCAAAGATCACGGCATGGTCGGATGACGGCACGCCAACCTTTGCAACACCTGTGCGCCTGCCCGGTGCGGTATCGCTTTCTATCGATGCCAACGGCGAAAACGAGAATTTTTACGCCGACAACAGCGTGTATTATGTCATCAACAACAACGCAGGCTACGACGGCGATCTGGAGGTGGCGCTTATCACCACCGACTTTGCAACAGAAATTCTCGGTGAGCAGCTTGATGCAAAGGGCGTGCTTGTTGAGCGCAACGATGCCGAAACATCCCAATTCGCACTCATGTTCGAGTTTGATGGAGACAAGAATCACATCCGTCATGTGCTGTACTGCTGCTCTGCGTCCCGTCCTGCCACCGAGGGTGAGACCACCGAGGAAAGCAAGTCCGTCAAGACGGAAAAGCTCTCCCTCAAGGCATCGGCGCTGCCCAATGGTCTGGTGAAGTCCAAGACCTGCGAAAGCACAGACCAGACCACCTATGACAACTGGTACAATTCCGTTTATATCCCGACCACAGCAGCGAAAACAACAACCACAACTACGAAAACGGGTTCATAAGGAGGAACGGCTATGGCTATCCAGAAAACAATCACCGTTGACGGTATCGGCGTAACCTTCAAGGCAAGTGCCGCTGTGCCTCGCCTTTACCGCATCAAGTTCCGCAGAGACATCTACAAGGACTTCGCATCACTGAAAACCGATGTTGAAGAGGGCGATGAAAACAAAAGTGAACTTGATATCGAGAGCCTTGAGGTGTTCGAGAACATCGCATACATCATGGCGAAACACGCCGATCCGGAGAACGTCCCGGACAATCCCGATGACTGGCTCGAAGCCTTCAACACCTTCTCCATTTACGAGGTTCTGCCGCAGCTCATCGAACTGTGGGGACTCAATGTGGAGACACAGACGGAATCTAAAAAAAACATCGAAAAACTGACCGCCCGATGACAACGCCCCTGTTTCTCCTGAGATGCAAACAGCTCGGTCTGACTTTGACCGAGCTGGATATGTTGACGATCGGGATCATCAATGATATGTTCACCGAGCGTGAAAATGACGAATATGACGGCTGGTCGGAGGTCGCTGGACAGGCGGACTTTGATGCGTTTTGATTGACTTTTTCTGCCTACTGTGTTATAATTATCGTGAGGTGAGATAATTATGCCAACACAATCAGAAATGAGAATTCCTATCCCACAATCCCCGGATGAATTTGAGAACATTTGTCTTGATTATATTAAACTCACTAATTCAAATTCATATGCACAAAGATATGGGCGTCAAGGACAGAATCAGCATGGAATTGATATTTATGTGGGAAATTTTGAAATACTTGTCCAATGTAAAAGATACTACGTTTCATCGGTAACTAACGCTTTTCAAAAAGCGAATGATTTAAAACAACAGATATGTGCAGATTATTGTACAGCCAAAAAGCATTTTCCAAATTGTCAATTATTTATTGCGATGACAACCTTTGACAAAGATACTGGTATTCAAGATTATGTTGCTAATATTGGTACAGATATACGTGTTCTGTTTTGGGATACGATTGAGGATTTTTTGTGCGCAAACCCTCAGATTCTTGCTAAGTACTACCCCACGTTTATTGGGAACACCAATGCTCAAAACTCAATCGACATTGGTATGTTAAACAATATGCTGTCTATTCCAAACAACTTAAAGGCTTTTGCTAACAAGTTCTATCGGTTAAGTAATTCGAATTATGCTCCATTTTTCAGTCCATACACAGATGAGTCAGTATACAACAATTATGTCGCAATGTATAATCATAAGGTTGACCTCATAAAAGCATATAATCAATTAGCATTTCAAATCAGGAATACCAATATAGGTACATTAGTGAGTATTATTGATAGTTTTATACCAAATGGTTATCAAGATGACGGTATGGGCAGCCATCTATATGTAATTACAGATATTCTTCGTTCTTTTAATAACGAGGAAAGAC